GACCGATCTGCACGATAATGGCCATATTTCTTACATTCTGTGTTTTAGGATCATTCCTAATGTTAGGAACTGCCTACTCACTGTATAAAATAATGTTCGATTAGTTAAAATAGTGCTTGACTTGCTTGGCATCAACACGTTCAATACTAGACTTTAAGAATGACGCAAGCTCTGGGCGAGTTGTTAGAGCCGTGCTGGACTTAGGGTCTTCTGCACGAGTTTCAAACTCAATGTGGAAATCCGAGGTACCTTCACCAATAGGTACCGGAGTAGCCTCAATACCAATGGGGAACTTATTACCAGCAAACAGAACATCCCCAATCTGGGCATAAGCAGCCATGACCTTAGTCTTGGTTACTTTGATGAACACTTGGGATTGTTCTGTGTCTGTGAATGCCACATCGTCTGAATAGATACCACGATAGTTGCGGTATGCTTCCAGCCAACGTCTTTCGTCTTGGTTACGGCGGTCCTTAGAACGTCTAAAACGATCTTGAACATGGTGGACCAAAGGCTGTAGGTCAATGGCCTGTTGTTCTGGGTTTGATGATTCCTCTAGTCCAACAGACATATCAGTGATACCTGTCATGTCGCTGGGTTCAGAGGCGATCTTATCTATAATACTCAATTAGTATCCAAATCTTTTATCTGATGGTCTGTATGAGTTATTGCGCTGAACAGCACTAAACTCGAAAGGGCTAGAGGCTCTAGGACGAGACATAATCCCGTATCTTAGTGCGTCATAAGAGTGGTCTGAAGCATATCTTACGTCGATATCCTCACCACCATTAGGATCAGCAGGGATAACAGGAAGATCAGATATAAGCTGACGGCAGTTGTTAAAGATTACTAGACCGGGAATACCTGTGTAATCATCTATTTTGAGAAGTTCGTGAAGTCGGTTCTTACCAGAGATACGAGAACCAGCACCACGGTCAGCAGGACGCCACTTACAGCCCATTGCGATCATTTCTTCTGCAATGGAAGGTCCGTTGTGTCCTCTTTGGTGCCAAACAGAACTGTCCAGCATACCGTAGTCAATTCTTTCACCGCGTTCTAGTTCTAGAACCTTAGCGGCTAGGTCTTCACCAGTATGTTTGCTAACATATAGCTCTCTATAGACAATTAAAGTGTCCATAGAAGGGTCAACAGCAAACCACAGAACACAGGAATAGGTACTGTACCCAAAGTCAGCACTTCTAAAGCGTCTCCAATCACTAGGGATTTCAAACGGAGCAGCTACGTGGAAATGTTCTCTGAATTCACTGAATGCAGCACCATCGGCTACGTTCCAATCACCTTCTAGTAGTTGTCTACGCTTATCATCATTCAGAGAATGTAGATTTGCTTCATACTGACCGTCTTCATAGAGGTATTTGTTGTCAGATAGCTTAGCTGGGATGAATCTACGCTGGAATAACGGGGTACCGGCCTTAGGATGGGGCTTTCCAGTCATATCCTTATCAGGCCAGAGTAAAACTTCACCAGTTTCGATGTTTCGAGCGTCGAAAGCTTCACCCGCAGGCGCAGGATCAATGAACATACGCTTTACCCAACCGTGGCCGGGACCACCGGGGTTGGTTGTAGCTCGCATGAACAATGGTAGGGTGTTGGAACTGTCTCTTAGACGAGAACGCATATAGTCAAACGCAAATGGCGTTGGATATTGGGTTAATTCGTCAAAACCTACATAGGTAAAGGCCTGTCCTTGGTATCGTAACACGTCTTGGTCACGTTCAAGATAGGTAAACCATAGTCTTGATCCACTAGGGAATACGAAAGTACTGTCCTTTTCTCTCCATTGAGTGCCGGGGTAGGCTTTCTTGTAGAGGGCTTGGGCTTGGAACTTAAGATCACGTAGTTCGTCATTGGTTCTACGGAAGATAATACCGTTAAAGTTGGGATTACCAAAGTAACGCAATGGATCAGCCAATAGAGCGAAGGATTTACCACCGCCAGCAGCACCACCGTAAAGGACTTCCTGTTCAGAAGCGGCTAGAAACGAGGTCTGTGGGCCGGGATTAGGCTCAAAGATAATCTCTTTGCCTTCAAGCGGATCGTACTCTTCTTCAATATAGTCAGTAGCAACAAAATCAGACCCATCGACCAGTCTTGGGGCTGGTTCGGGGTCTTTAAACGTCTCTAGCTTTTTCTCTTGGACTGTTTGAGAACGCTTTGCAGCAGCTAACTTAAGCTTGACTGCATGTTCTGCCTTTTCCTTTGGGGTTTTGGGGGAGGTGTGGCGGGCACGAGCACGTTGCGCTTTGGCACGTACATTGCCGGGGACATCCCTACGCTTCTTCTTCCACCAATTTGCTACAGACTGATGACTAACAGAGTCACCAAGCTCTGTGCTTAGCCAGTCAGCAACTTCACGATATGATCGTCCTGCATCAACATAGTCTAGGGCTTCTTCCATGAGTTTAATTTTGCCCCAATCAGGCACAAACTCACGATCATTGTCTATGTCAATGCGGTAGCCAGTGGGTGTTGGGGCGCGGTTATGTATTCGGATTAGATTAGGCCAATTATCTTTAGGGGAAAACTCTTGGCCATCTTCCAATGTGATTGGGGTTTTGTTTTCCATAACGTATGAATATACTACAATATAGGTATTCATGTCAAGTGAAAACGAAAAAACCCCCAATCCAATTAAGGAAAGGGGGTTAATTTGGTACTAATGCAAAGAATTGAACTTTGATCTATCGGTTATCAGCCGATTGCACTAACCGTTGTGCTACACTAGCAAAGCGTTGGAAATCTCGTCTGGGGTTTCACGTACCCATATAGACCTTGACCCTTGTATTTCGATTACTGTTGCAGAGTATTGTTCAATACGCTTAAAACAAATAATCTTGTCCACAAAGATGAAGATATCTTCACCAGTCCTTGAGGCAGTAACCTTCAGAATGTGCAATTAAGCAAACTCAATCTCAGGCTTCTTGGCACGAGCAATGAAGGCTTCCTGATACACCCGGAACTGCGGGTAGGTGTTCTTGTCGCGGATGGCCTTGGTGATGGCCTCAGTCGTATAGACCCGTGCAGCAGAGGCGCTATCAAGCAGAACAGGCTCCCCTACCTCAGTGATCACAACCTTGCCGTCTACAAGGCTCTCAGTGATTTCTACGACAATGGTAGGCTTCTTCTGTTCAAGTGCGATAGTTGCGGCCACGTTTGCGGGTACTCCGGTTGAGCGGGTAAAATTCTTTGCGCGGACT